TTATCGTTGTGGAATATTCAAATACCAACGTTTGTCATGGAAATCTTGCGCACCGCCTTTAGTGTTTCCTTTTGGATCATTCGTTGCCCGCATCATGACATAGACTTTCTTATTAGGGAAGTTGCGCATATTGAAAGATACATGATAACCAACATTTCCTAAAGTATTATAAGCTTGATTTACATCTGGTCTATAAATTCCATCAGCTCTTACTCGAGCTAATTCTTTTCCAGTGTTATAGTCCATGATGAAAATGTACTCATATTTATAGTTAGCGATGTGCCATCCAGCGACGTGTAAGTTTGCGTTTTCGATTTCTCCAAACTGATCAATGTGGGCGTAGTTTGTTCCATCAGTGAGTGTAGGATTTGCAGCACCTGCTCGGGTTGGATCAACGACAGGCTTGTTCTTAGAAGTCGTTGGATTTTTATCTGTAAAACCATGAGCTAAATCGTAAGCCAGTTTTTCCTTACTTATACCCATTTCTGATAAGTATCCATACGGATCAGTGTGATCGCCCCAAATGTTTTGCGTTACCCATAAATGCGATTTGATTCCTGGTTGGTTATAAGGCGTGTCCAATGTAAGTGGAATACCATATTTCATTGCTGAATCTCTAGCCAATTCAACGTATGCCTTGTAGTTTTTCTCAAAAGTTGCTTTGTCATGTGTATGCTGTAATTCGATTTGCACAGGACTGTTAGCATTAGCATACGAACCAGCACCATACTGCACATAACCAGGTTGTCCGACTTGATAAACAATTCCGCCGTCTCCCACAATGTAAGCAGTGTAAGCACTAGTCCATGAACGTTGCATATACTGCGCTTCATTTCGTCCTGTCGCAGTTTCGTTTGCTGTTTCATGCAATAGAATATATTGGTTATTTGCTACTTGAGAGCTACCTTCATTTACACCTAAATTAAATTCATTGTTGATCGTATAGGCGAACCCGTTAATTGGCAATAAAAAAAGAGCTATTAATAGGCTCATCGCAGTAACAGTAATTTTCTTTTTCATTTGTTTCCTCCTATTTTTTCAAATTATAAGCCGACACACCAGTGATAACGCCTAAAAATGTTGCTACTGCATTGATAGTGAGTACTGTCATATCTGTTCCATTCCATCCATACGCTTTTCCTAACGTGGCTACTAAAACAGATGCAGCTGGTAAAACTGTTAAAACCGTCCATTTAATGATTTGATAATACTTATCGGGTAAGATCATTTCTTCTTAACTCCTTTCTTTTTTACCGAGATCTTTCTCTAAATAAAGTTTTGATTTGTTGCGTATGCGCCACTAATTTTTCTGCATGCTTATCTAATCTTTCGTCGTGTTTTTTCAGTTCTTCATGAATCATCAATCGATCTGATTTGCTCGATTCTAAATCTTTTGTTAATAGTTCCAAGTTGTAACTCACTTGTGATAGTGTTTTCGTAATTTTTGTAAATGATGCGACAATCGGTCTAATTACTAATAAAATCAAAGAAACGATAGCAGTTATTGATCCTGCTATCGCTCCCCATTCCCCTAAATTAATCATGTGACAACTCCTTTACCTTAAATAAAAACGCATCACTTAAGATGCGCTCTTATCTTTATTAATGATTTTATCTGCTTCTTCGTCTGTAATGCATAGTGGAACGAATAGACGAACTTGATCGTCAGTAAAACAGCCCCAATCATACATCATTTTCACATCGCTAAAACTAAACATACTACTCACCTCCCTTTGAAGCTGGATTTAGTTGCTCTTTAATTTCTTCAATGTCTTTGCTGTTTTGAAGCGAAGCAAGCATCATTTTTGAATTGATTTGTGCTAAACTATCCGCTTTTTCTTTCAATGCAGTATTTTCCTGTTTAATTGCTACATTGTTTAGCATGAGTTTGGCGTTGAGCTGTTTTAGATTGTCGTTTTCATGTTCCAGAGCCTCGTACATCGCTTTGAGATTGTTTAAATCGTTGTGATCTAACGCGTTCGCTAACACAATCCATTGGTTCAATTTAGGATCAAACATCTGATCAGCAATCGTTAGCGGTTCGCCATCAGCACGAATCCCTTCAAGCGGCGGCTGATCCGTGTAAGGAACGGATACAAGCATGTCGTCCAATACTTTTCCTGCGTACTCTCCGCCAGTACGTCCATATTTCCAAATGTTTTTCATTCGTTTCACTCCTTTAATCTAAGATTCTATTTCCATAATGTGTAGCGTGTTTATTTGAGAAAAATCTAACTTCTTACCATCCTGAGTTTCAAAAGTGATATTGAAGTACTCTCCCTTTTTCAACGCGAAAATTCTACTAAAGTGAAGCCCTTGCTTCCATTGCAATGCAGTTCCATTTATACCAACACCACCGGCGAAACCAATAGAACTAGTTTGGGCATCGTCTTTATAAAAAGCAATATAACCATACTGGCCAGCTGTTGATTCGCCAAACTGATATCTAACTAGCCCTTCTACCAACAAAGTACAGTCTCGATTAGCTGTGGCTTGCCAATTTCCAGAATTCCAAGTCAACGGATTCTCTTTCATGGATCGATTCAATTTTGCTCCAATGGTGGTTGCTACTGGTCCAATAATTAACCGAGTTTTATTAGAAATACCAGTTTGTTCAGTTCCTGTTGAATGCCACGCTTCATAAGGCAACGGCTTTTCTTCGACCAGTACATTTTTTCCATTAACTAGAGGGGTTTCTAAAAAGTTCTTAGTTCCATCTACAGATTGTGGCTTGGTTAAGCTCACAGAATCATTCAAGCCTTTTTCAGTATATTCAGGCGTGACGTCCCAACTATAGTCGTTCGGATTGTTGCTGTCTTTCAAGCCTTCACCGAAATATTTATAATCACTAATATTAGGCGTTCTTGTGTCGCCTTTTTCTAGTTTTATCCAGTCTACGGTAACTGAACCAATTGTAGCTTGTGGCAACTGATAAATACTTAAATTATTAGTTACGCCTGAATCAATATGGGCTTGTGTGATTTTAAATGTTAGTTGCCATACGTCAGTTAAACCTTCAACTGGTAACATAGTACCAGCCATAACAGTGCCACCCTTGATGTAAACACCAAAGCTTTGTGTGGCTGGTTTAATAGCCTTCATTGTTAGTGTATATGTTTGTCCTACTTTATAGTTTTCAATATTAGAAGCTCCATAGATTGGATAATTACTTGTAGTAAAAGGAAATTTTACAGATTTACTAGCGATATTCTCACCCAAAGTAGCTTTACCTAGCCAGTATGGATCATCTAATAGATTAGGTTGGTACGGTGTGGCTTTTGACCCTTCTTCTAATTTAAAATCGTAATAAACTTTTATTTTACCTTTTGAGGTAGTGGCAAACCATAATTGATAAAACGATTTAGCTTGACCATTTCCATATATTGCTGACGTAGTAAATGTTTTTGATATTGTTTGTTTTGCGGTTGTAGTTTTAGCACCAATGATAGTTACTGGACGTTCTATTACACCATTTATTGTTGATCCATAAGTAATACTGTGCCCAGCACCACTATCAATAAAATCTTGGTCATACTCTATACTTACAGTTAAAGTATATGTCTTACTAGGTTGTAGTCTTGGTTGAAATGGGACAAACACACTTGAAACATTACTAGCTAATGAAACTTCTGTATTTAACTCAAAATAAGAACCACCATCAGTTACCCCAGGTATATTAGTATCAGTTTTATCGTTAACCCTACCTAGAGAAGCAAATGATATTGGTGGTATTAAGTTAGGATTCCCCGAATAATCATAGTCCCCGAAGTCGATACTGTTGGAGTACATTTTTTTCAGCTTACCGAGGTCGCTGATTTGCTGATTGGTTTGATCAATACGCTCCTTTGCCTTATCAATATTAGTATTGAGAGTTACGACATCTTGATTGGCTTTCGTAATTTTGTCGTTTGTGTCTTTTACTTTCGCATCAATCTGCGTTTCGGATTCCGCAATTTTCTGTTCAATCTCTAACTTTCCATCAGCTAGAATTTTTTCGATTTTATCAATGGTCTGACTGAAACCATTGAAATAATAATCTTCTAGTTCTGGCGTACTATCATCAATTGGACTGCGTTTGATGTAAAAAGTAAAACGACCAGCTGTATCTAACGAGCGGTCGTCTGGGAAATCAATATATACGCTACCTTCTACTTTTCCGACATATCCTAAAATATTATCTTCTAATACGATAGAAACAATGCCATTCACACGATCTTCAATGGTGGCAAGATAGTCATGTTTTCCATATCCGTCTTCTGCTGTTGCAGATCTAAATATCAGACGAATAGGAACCGTAGTTCCTTCTGGTAGGCTCTGAGGAATTCCGTTTTTCCGAACTAACTTCATCCGAAGCTTAGCTGTTCCTCGATCATGCGACCAAAAAACAACATTCGTCCTGTTTGGACTAGTGGCTTCTGCTTGAATCACAATGATCGATTCATTCATTTTATAAACCATTAACTTAGCACCTGCCCTTTGGAAATAATCAAGCCGTTTCCACCAATACTCGTGGCAGTCGTAGCAAATGTTGACGGAACAGTTCCTCTTACAATCGCATCATCACAACGAATGCCTATATTATTCCCCGATCCTTCTAAACCAGCTAATGCTTCAGCCATACGACGAACACATAAGGCGGTGTCTTGATTAATAACAGTAGTATATCCATACATCCGAAGTTTTGATACACCGCCAACATATATAGCGTTATAATTCATTGATTTAGTGTTTTCAGCAAACTTACATTTATTCAATCCCATATATCCGCTTTGTTCATTCATAATTCCATATCGTTTACCATCAGGAGACAACGGCGCGTTTGCAGTATCAACTATTTGAATTCCAACAATATCTGTGTGTCCAGAACAAGCAGTGACAGCTATACTTCTTACTTTAACTGGTAAGTCCGAGGTTAACGGGTCAATACTACTTATGTCATTAATCGGTCGTATGGTTAAAGATTGATAAGATAAACCTTTAATCACTATATCTTCTAAGAATGTTCCATCCTCTGCGAAAATCGTAATTGGAGCCATGGTAATCAATGGAATTGTATTAATTGCTGCTTGTATACTTGCAAATGGGCTTTCTTCCGTACCATCGCCCGTCTGGTCGCTTCCATCCTTTGAAACGTAAATATTGATAGGTTCGTTATACCCTCCAATGATTTGTTGGACTGCTTTGTTTAATTGCTCTACTTGTGCTTTCTGACTAGCGGCATTTGTAATTAATTCACTAATTTGTTCGTCTGACAGGTTTTCATGTTCTAATAATCTTCCGTGTAATGTATCAAAGATTTCTCCCTTATTATTTACACGTGCATCCACCACTTCGTTAGGAGAATCACCGCCTGAATGAAGCACGAGATTATCAATACGACTGTTCGTTGATTTGTGCTGCTCGTCTAAATTTTTTTCCAAATTTTCTAAGTAGTCCACATTGTCATTGAATGTTTGTTTCCACTCGTTGGAAATTCGGTTATTCTTCAATTTTTCTAATTCCAACTAAATCACTCCTTTCTTCGCCATTTCAGCGAGTATCGACGTCATTGTTTTCTTTGTGTTGCTCAATGTGATTTCTGGTGGCTTATTTGGTATCGCTGGATACGTCTTGATTCCTACTACTTGAATATAGGTATTGATACCTAACGGCTCATAGACAAACGCCACGTAATCGCCCTTATTAGGCTCTACACGCCATTTCATAGTAACTGTGCCAGTGATTGTTGGATAGTCTTGCAAGTCTTGTTTCAAACGTTCTAGCATGTTCCCTGAAACGGTGTAACGATCATCACTAACTGGACTTTGGACACGTATACCCCATTTTTCCGACTGCTTACTTGTATATGTGATTGGCGTGAAGTAGTAAGTGTCGTCTTCCTTTTTCTTCCCAAATCCTTTAATCTGCGTTTTCAAATTAAAAGTATCAATATCAAATTTCACAGAATCGGTATTGTATTTGTAGCGTATTTGTTCTTCAGTTTTTTTACCATATTCTGAACGAGGGAAGAAAGTAAGGTTTTTGTTGTCCGGAATCACTATCGCATCATAGTCTTTCAAAATTTCTTCAACCAGTTTCAAATAGTTCCCATTCCCGAAGTTTTCTTGTTCAACTGGCAAAAATTTCTTGTTCGGATCTACAACATTCCATGTAAATCCACGGTTATCAGGTTTGAAAACATGCGCTAGCAGTTGGTTGATAGAGCGTGTTCCTGTGATTGTGTCGTACTGAAATCCATCTTGCATGGTGTAGTAAATGTGCGTGGCTGTAACTGTTTTTGTGATTGCTGCCCCTTCGGCAGAAATGCCCATTTGTTTTACGATAAACTCTTGTCCATTGAAAAATACTGAATTTTCATAATCGACTAAATCAAAAGCCAATTCATTGAATTTTGTTTTGACAATAGTGAACGAAATTTCCCACGTTTCGTTCTCTTGCCAATTTTCAGTAAATGTACTTTTGTCGTATTCAGTCAATATTTCTTTTTTTGTTTTCTCGTAGTCTTGGATAAAAATATCTTTCAAATTCCCACCTACTTATACAAAAAATTGAAGTCCCATTTTGACTCCACTCTAGTAATATTTTGTATTTCAATTTCATTCGTTCCAACCGCTAACGTTATCAAACCTAAATTCGTGTCAATTCCGCAATTTACACCGTTCAACTTCGGATAAACACGGTCTAAAGTCAAAGTTTGGCCTAGCAACGTAGAAAACTCCGGATAGTAGATGAATCGTTCTCCTGTCGTTTTGTTGAAAATAGTCACGTTGCCTTCTGATTCACCTTCCAAAGTGATTTTTAGAGTATGTTCACGTGGATCAATAGCAAAATCGCCAGCATTATAAATGATAAAATTACTGGTTCGGTGCGTATACTTATAATCTTCCGCAACTAGGCCTTGTGAAAATTGCCATTCATTAGACAGTGAAAAATCCGATAACGTGGAAGCCATCGATTCGGAACAACCTCTAAAAACAGTGAAAGTCGCCTTGTAAGTTGCATATCTTAGACCAACTTCATTCACTTCTACTGAGTTAGGACGGACAAAGTATTTTTTGCCCGGTTCTCTATCTGTAAAAACATAATATCCTTCGTCATCGAATAGAAACGCATATAATTCAGTTTCTTTTAGTTGATAGTCATACATATTTTTGAATTCAGCATAAAATTCCACTTCGATAGTGAACGATTTGAAACTTTTTTCGACTTCTCTCGAACCGTTTGATCCTGAAAATTCTTGGTATTCTACATTTAGTTGTGGTGCTTTTCGTGCAAATGAAATACACTCTATGCCCAATTTTTCTTTTAGAGATACTATCTCTTGATTTTTTATGAAGCGAAAATCGATTAAATAGCCATTCACTTTATCCCTCCTAACCTGTTGTATATAGCGAACGTTTCAACTGGTTACCTAAGTATCCATTTGTATTGTCTGCAATTGGTTTACCATCAAGTTTGACACTTGTGTCTTTTGCTAAAAGTTTAGATAGCAAGTTATTCTGCTGAATCATCAGTGAAACTAATGTTTCTAACGTTCCGCTCGAATCACTACTATTATTTACGCTTTTTGGTTTTACGCCTAACTTATCTTGAGTAATCGCAAGCAACTGCATTGCTCTTGATCGTTTAGCCTTATCTAACGGAATAATAATTTCTGGCTTGTTTCCTTCTGCGATTTCCGCAATTTGATGTTGGTTTACAATTCCACCGTTTGCGTAACCATGACCACGATAAGCATTTCTTAGTGAGCCATATCTTGACAACGCATATCTAATTGAAGCTAAGATGTTAGATAGTGGGTCATAGATATTACTATTGAATCCTGGCATTGCATACTGTCTGAATGTTGGGTCAATCATTTGAAGTAATCCTTTAGAAGGTGTGCCGTTTTTAGCGTTAATATCCCAGTTGTTAATTGCTCTAGGATTACCATTTGACTCTGTACGCATTTGGTTCAGCAATGCGTTTAAGTTTGCAGTACTGTATTGACCAGTCATTTTCAACGCTCTAATTGCTACATTTCGCCAGCGTTCTACGCCACTCCCACCAACGCTATCTCCTGAAATTTGAGTGTTTTGTGGGTCTTTCACACCGTTTAAATGCACATGATCATAGTGATCTCCATCGGGCCATGGTCTCCAATCATTGTGAATACCTGTACCTGATTGTCCTGAACGGTCACGAACCTTGCCATTTGTGATAACATAGCCGATTTTGTTTGCAAACTTCTCAAATGCGTAATTGGCTGCTTCTGTGTATCTAGGGGAACCATTCACGACTCCCGGTAGCGCAATATCAATTGCGTTGTGCTTTCCGTGTGAGTATGGATCGCCTTCACGATAACCTGATGTTACTTGAAAGCCTGGAAACTTCTTCATTACTGCAACTGCAACGTCCGCCAAGTATTTGTAAACGCCTTGCATGCCCATTGAAGTGTCTAAACTGCCACTGCTGAATAGTTCTGTGATTTTGTTCGTCAATGCTTCGGTAGCCTTGCTTAGAATACCTTTACCAACATCTAAAGGATATTTGACAAGCCCTTCCAGTACGCCAAGACCATTTAACACTTTCCTAGCCAACGCTCCTGGGTCTGTTACAAAATCCCATACATCGCCGACTACATCTTTCAGCTTGTTTCCAACATCTCCAGCAAATCCTTTGACGTTGTCCCATAGATTTCCGAAAAAGCCTGTACCTTTGGCGTATCTATATCTTGGTGCTTTGTTTCCAGTCATATAAGCTGTTTCTTCAGCTGTTAGAACGTGTGTGCCTTTACCTTCATTTAATACCACGTTTCTACCTTGTGGAATATAAGCTTGTCCATCAGGTCTGATAACCATTTCAGCTCCACGTCCGTCATTTACCATCATAGGACCACCCGGATGTCCTCCGTTTGGCGTTCCTTTTGCGTATTGTGGTACTTTCCATTCTTTGAGTTTGTCAGCACCCAGTTTTTCTAGTACCCATGAAGCTCCATGGATGATTGCGTTAACTGGTTTGCCTATTGCTTTAAGCGCTGCGTTGAAAATACTTTTGAACGCATCAACAATGGCATTTTTACCGCCAATAATGGCATTCTTCATCTTCGTTGGTAGTTCTGAAAACCAATTGAATACCGTATCGATACCTCTACGGAATTTGTCTTTGATACCGTTCCACAGGTTACCGATTACATCAGAAACTTTGTTCTTCAATTCAGTTGCTTTGTTGAAAATGTTTTTTACCCAACCGACTACCTTATTCCACGTATCTCCAACGCCATTGCTGAAGAAGTTTTTCACGCTGTTCCACATGTTTTGGATGAAATTGCCAAACGTGGTTTTCAGGTTGCCAACTTTGCCCAACAAATTAACTACCCAATTGACTAGCTTATTCCAAGTTTTGGAAATACCTTCAGTAAAGAAAGTTTTAGTACTTTCCCATAGCCCTTTTATTGAGCCTGAAAAACCAGTCCACAAACCTTTTACTCCTTCTAAAATCCGTTTGAAGAATAGTATTTGAATCCAGTTCCATACTGCTTGGATAGAACCCCAAAACAATTGTTTTACTCCTTCCCACATCTTAGAAAAATCGCCTGTAAATAAACCAGTGAAGATTTTGATAGCACCTTGAATGACGTTCATAATCCCTTCGACTAAACCTATTATGTTGTCAATGAACCCCATGACTAAATCCATAACGATTTTTACAGCGGGCTGTATAAACGTAAAAAAGTTCTTGATTGCTTCAATAATCTGTTTACCATTTTCATTCCAAAATGTGGTCATCGATTTTCCAATTTTAGAAAAAGCTCCGCCTATCTTTTCTATAATGGGCATTATATATGGCGACAAAGTATCGAAAATTCCTTTTGCAATTTGCCATGCAACTTCTATGCCGTTTTTAATGTTTGACATAGCACCATCAAAGTATGTTTTGAGATTGTCGAAAACATCTTTTATCTTAGAAATTGTTTCTGGAGAAAATCCTAATTTAGCTAGAACATCTTCCATGTCTGCGTTACCTTTGAATACGTCAAACAATGTCTTAACCGCGTTCTTTATTTTTTCTATGGTATCTTGTGCGAAAGTAACCATTTCTGGTGGGAAAATTTTAGTTAGAATATCAAAGCCTTGCTTTGCTTGATCTCCATCTAACGTTCCAAACAGCGTCCCAAAAGCAAGTGTTGCTATGTCAGCCCCTTTTTTCAATATGTCAAATACAGGTTGAGCGACGTTTTTTATGCTTTCCATTGCTGGCTTGATTTTGGTTGTTAAGTCGTCAATTCCTTTGCCTATGTCACTGATCAAAGAAGTGATATTGCCTTTGCCGAAAGCATTGATTATTTCATTAATCATGTTTACGGCGCTGGCTTGCAGATTTCCAACCGCCCCCTCAATCGTAGCTGTGGAACCTGCTGCCTTTTTAGCTACATCAGTCATACCTAATTGCATGAATGCTTCATTCAATTCTTCGGCAGAGATTTCTCCGTTTGCCATAGCCTCGCGGAAGTCTCCGTCAGTATAAGCGCCCATTTCTTTCAATGCTTGTTGAATTTTCCCTGAAGCGCCCGGAATGGCATCCGCAATCTGATTAAAGTTTTCAGTTGTTAATTTGCCAGCACCGACAGTTTGTGTCATTGCCATTGCTACCGATTTGAACGTATCTGCGTTACCACCTGAAACGGCATTGACATTACCGATTGCCTGCGTTAGACCATCAAAGTCTTTCACACCGTTGGCTGCCAACTGTGCGGTCGTATTCATTACGTCGCCTAGTTCATAAACCGTTTGGTCGGCGTAATCTTTCATCACTGTTTTAGATTCTTCAATTTTCGAATTATCTATACCAGCAAATTGCATTGTTTGAACAAACTTGTCCATTGAATCGGAAGCCTCTACTGCTTCATCTTTCAACCCCACGAAACTGTTAACAACACCGCTAACTGCTTGTGAAGCTAAACCAGCAACTGCACCAAACGAAAATGCGCCTTTTAGCGAGCTTAATTTGTCTTTTAGTCCGTCCAGTTTCCTAGCTGACCTTGTGGACTTGTCGCCAAAATCTTCTATTTCTTTTCCTGATTGATCGCTGGATCTTTCGAGTGTTTCTAATTGTCTACTGGATATTTGGCTTTGTCGTTCTAACTTTTCTAGTGCCCTTTTTGCATCTTCGGTTTCATTTGCTGAATCGCCAAACTCATCAGCCATCAGTTTCACAACTTTGCGCTGTTCTTCGATAGCTTTCTCGGATAATTCCGTTTGTTTGGCTAGCCCTTTTTGTTTTGCTTCAAACGCACCAGATTCATCACCAGCGGCTTTCAACGCTTTGACTTCGGCGTTCATTTGCCGTTCATTTTCTTTGATTTCATCAGATAAATCATTGACGGCTGTTTTGGAATACACCAATTCTTTTTTTGTGTCATTCAACTGGCGACTGTAAGCATTATATTTTGCGGTAGCATTGTTTATCTGTGTGTTAAGGTTAGCAACTTGTTTCGATTCCTCGCCATACTTGCTAATCGCTTCATCACGGCGCTTTGTTAATTCTCTTACTTTGGCGTTTTGCCCTTCCATAACCGTAGACAAGTCTTTCGTCTTTTGACTAAGTGCTTCGTATGAACGTCCTGCTGAATCATAAGCCTTTAGATTGGCACGCATATTCGACTCAGCTTGTTTGACCTTCGCATTGATTTCGTCCAGCGTGTTACCAAAATTAGTGTCATCTAAACTAATTCCTAACTTGATATTTCCTGCCGGTTGTCCTTTTCCTGCCATTATTTACCTCCTTCCTCAAGTTTTGCCAAGTCTTCAGCCGATAAAAATTGTTTGATGAAATCAGCACCATCTACATATTCTTCGCCACTCTCCACTTCTCCAAAAAGGTGTAACAAATAATGATAGTCGGCTTCATCCACATCTCTCATCGTCCAACCTGCTTCGATTAAATCTTTGTAGATTTGATCCATTGCTTTCCTAGCTTCAGAAAAACTTATCTCTTTTTGCTCGCTATCTGCTTTTTTTCATTGTTTCCCAGTTCATTGATTTGTTCAAAAACACTTTCTAATGCCGGTACTAACTCGCTCGCAGTCAAACCGTCTAAAATAGCATCAAATGTAACTGCTGGATCTTGGAAAATATCTGCTGTAATTGCAATCATTGAATCAATTGCTTCTAAATCAGTTAGGTCTGCTTTTTCCGCTTTCTCGTAAAATTTGATACACTCACGCATTGCGCGTGCGGAAATATCTTGTTGTTTGAATGTTTTTTTCTTTCCGTCAAGTTTCAATTGCAATTCAATCATTTGTTTTCCTCCTTGTTTTTACAAAAAATAAGGCTAGCCAAAAATGGCTAACCTTGTGTATCAATTTTTGGTTCTGGTTCTTTTGGTGTCCCTGTATCTGTCGTTGGTGTAGATTCAGGGTTAACTACTCCCCCGCTTTGTTATTTACCAAGTCCTTGAATTTTTGTAAGGTCATCGTTTCTGATTCTACGGCTGTTAAGTATACATAGCCACGTTCATCAGAAATGAATTCCCCTTCGATAGAATCGGTTTGCAATTCTACCCCTTTGTCTTCAGCTGTTTTCATGTCGATATCTGGATGACTGAATTTTCCTTTTGTCAATCCCATGAATAAGCGTTTTCCTTCTTTGTTCGCTGTAACCATGACTACCGACACGTAAGGCGCTTCAGTTTCTGAACCAATTACATTTACACCATCCACGGTTTTAGCACCAATGATTTCGCTGTAAATGCCGTTATCCATTAAGTCTGCCACGTCAAGCGTAACTTTTGGTGACGAAACCCCTTTACTTGCAATGAAGAATGGTACGTTTGAAGCGTACGTCGTGTTAGAAGTTGCGCCTAATCCAGTAATTTTAGCTTCGATCGCTCCGCCTTTCGACTTATCTGCTACTAATTCTTTTAGAGTGCCGCCCGCACCTGTTTTTACGCCAAAAATGACGCTCTCAAATCCTACTGTTGCCATCTATTTTCTCTCCTTTTAATTTAGTGAAATATTTGCTACATATCGTTTGATAATCCGCTTTGCACCTTCCAAGTCCTCGTCATCTGTTTGTTCCGTGTATGCGCATTGCCAACCATTCCCCCTCATAACCTCATCAAGGGCAAAATAAAAGGCATCAACCTCTTTCATGGTTGACACCCATACATCTACCTGTACGTTAAATTGAATGGTCAAAGGATTGTTGCTTGCAAAATCTTCATAGTTGCCGGATATCTCTGTAATTCTGCCAACTGGAAGGCTAGGTACTGTTTGAGCTGATTCCGGAACACTATTGGTGTAAAAATCAATGTTCTTTGTTTTTTCATTGCTATTCAGAATTGAATAGACTTGTGATACTGCCGTTTTCAAAGTCCTAGCCTCCTTTTTACTTCGTCAGCAATGATTTGTGTTACTTGTTTTTCGATTTGCTTTTGTGTTTTTTGTACGAAACCTTTTGGATCTTGTTTGATTGTTCCAAACTCGATAAAGTGCATCCGCCAAGAAACATCTTTGTCATAACCAATATCAATCGTGCCGTTTTTCACTGAACCAGTGACAACGTGATCCTTTGCATGTTCCTGCATGTACGATCCGCGTTTGCCGTTCGATTTTTTGCCATCCCAGTAAGGTGTGTTTTGTCGTAACTTTTCTTGAGCGTACTCCCCAGCCTTTCTAAGTGCTGGGCTTTCCACTCGTTGAACGTTCGCTTTTACTTCCCTAAGCGCTTTGTACACTTCGGTTGCATCGACTTCTACACTCATTTTGAAACCTCTTTTGCAATGATTGTCGTGAAGTCCTTCGCAAACTCGCCTTTCGTAATCGTAATGATTTCAAACGTTTTTCCATTCCAACGCACTTTCATATCATTGGTTAGCTCTGATTTTTGTTGGTAGCGGATAATGAACGTCAGTGTTCCTTCCAAAGCCGTACCAATCGACGCCTTAACGTCACTCAAGCGTTGTGTTTGAACGCAAGACCAACACGAAAAAACAGTCTCAGGTGTGGTGACCAGCTGGCCGTCCTCGTCTTTGACTGTCGTATCCTTTATAAAGTCAATACGTTGACTTAGGTCACTCGTCTGTATTAACGCCATGATCTAGCCCCCTCAATTGATGAATTAAAGCAGTCACTCCAAACGGAATCTCCGCGAATGCTTTTTCGCTTGTAGCAATCCGGTTCTCATACCAGTGAGACACCAGCAACGTGACCGCATAGTTAAACCGTTCATCATCTGTTTTTTCGACTTCGATCGATCCAAGAATAAATTTTTCAGCCGTGGACACCAACATTTTTAAAAGCTCGTCATCCAGATCATGATCAATGCGAAGGTATGTTTTTAGTTCTGCCAGTTCCATTCAATCACCGCCTATTCAGCAGTTACGGTAACTTCACACACCGCAGTTTTTCCGTTTGCAGTTGTTGCAGTGATTGTTGCTGTACCAGCTGCAATACCTGTGATTTTGCCTTGAACCGGCGTTACTGTGGCAATTGCCTCATCGCTAGAACTGTATTTAACCGATTTGTCCGTTGCGTCAGCTGGCAAGACAGTCGCTGACAGTGTTTCTGATGCCCCCACCGCAAGCGTAGTCGTTGTTTTGTTTAACGTTACGCCGGATGGGTCTATGCTTTTGGGCCCAGTGTTACGTAAAAGCCTGCAGCAGTGTCGGCTACTTCAACGTCAAAACGAACGAAACCTGCCAATAATTGACCATAAACATCGTTATCAACCCAACGTACTGAAGCTTGTTGACGGTCAAAGAATTTAACAAAAAGTGAAGGGTCGCCAACGAATGCTACTTTGTCGCCTGCTGTTTTTCCAATTACATCATCCGCCATTACAACAACTTCACGCCCTAATAGTTTGTAACCAGACGCGACAGTCACATCTTGCTGCAATAAATAACGTCCGTCATTGTCTTTCATTTTGTCTAACTCGTTGAAGAAACTTTGAGAAGCAATGAATTTGACTGCATACGCTGGATCAATAGCAACATTCACGATGTCTTTTAGATCATCAATCGTTGTAATAGCTTTCGCAGGTGCTTCTTGCAATTTTGCAGCAATTGCAGTGTTTGATGTATTCAAAGATTGGCGTTGGATATGTTCTGCGACCAAACCGCCTAGATCGATATCGGAATCGTCTAATGCTTCTTGAGAAACTGGAATGTATCCACGGTAAGTGGCAATTTCGTAGTTTACTTTTGTAAATTCAGGGTTAGCTAACGCTGGGTTTTTAGCCAATTCAGCCACAGAGATCATTTTATTTTTGTTAGCTTTCAAAATTGGATATGATCCTGTACCTGTTGTTACTGGCACACGTCCTACGTGTTGACGTAAGTCGACAACTGTTTCGGGTTGTTTTTCTGGTTTAGTGATACGGTCAACTGGAATAACTGCTTCTGCTCCGACTGTTGTCAATCCGTCGCGTTTTTCTCCTTTTGTACGAATGAATTGATTGATTGAGCGTGTGTATGTTTCTTTTTTGTCATCTAAGATTACTTCCATTGATCTTCTCTCCTCTTTGTCTTTTTTGTCGATCGGATTTGTGTTGCTTGTTGGTTCTGTACTTTCTTGTTTTTCTGGTTGTGCTTGTTGCTCTTTAGATTTAGCTTCTTGAATTTCAGTTGCTTTTGTTTCTTCGTCCAACTTTTTCAATTCATCAGCTAAATCTTTTCCCAATTGCTCGTTTGTTTCTTTCGATTCTTTTGCTTCTTTGATTTTTGCTAATAAGTCCTTAGCCGTCTCTAAATCGCCTGCATCAAGCGCTTTTTGCGCTTCTGCTTTTAACTTTTCGTTACCCAATGTGTTCACTCCTTATTTTTTTGTATAAAAAAAGAACCTCTAGTAATTTAGAAGCTCTAGTTCTATCTCTAATTTTCGTTTTTCTTTTTCATTGATTACTCGTTTCAATGATCGTTGTGCTAAGACTGCATCCGTTCCTTCGTAAGCTGGGATCGAAACAATCGATATTTCGAATAATTCATCGATCTTATTTAGATTGCGGATATACGTTCCATCTTGGTTTTCCCACGTTTGAGAATCATCTTTTACGGCAAAACCGAACGAACATTCGTTGATATCACCACGTTTTATGGATTCGTACAAATCGTTGGCGTAAGAAGTATTTGGCAGTTGACATCTGAAATAAAGTCCTACGTCATCCACTTCCAACTCTAGCGTTTGCGATGACGTTCTTCCTAAAACCATACTTGAATCATGATCGACAAAACAGCGAACATCTGATAAATCGGTCGTATCCAACGCTTGTGGTGAAATTATTTCTTTGAAGCCCCCCAAATCTTTGCTTAATGAATTAAATTTCATTGCGTAGCCCTCAATCGTTCGATTGTCCGTTGACTGGATTTCCGCTAAACTCCGAATTTCCATTTCCACTATTCCCACCTCCTTTCGCTGTGGTTTTCGTGTACAAAACATCCCCATTAGGAATGCTTGGCAATCCGTAATAATCTCTGACCTCATTAATCAGTAGATAACCGTCTCCGCCATTGCCATCTTCCATTGCTTTATTCATCCTAGAAGCCTTGTCTTGCCCTGTAAGCGTAGAGAAGTCAAGTTCTACATTAATACCTAACTTGATTGCTAACTCGTCTGTAATCATCTGTGAGAGCGCCCTAAGTGTACTAGAAACGTAGGAATCGTTAGCCAAATCGTCTTTGGTATTGACTAACTCCATACCAAAGCGCGACAAAGGAATGCCGAACGCTTTAGCAATTTGTTTTGTCGAGTACACGTTGTTTTGAATCATCTTCAAAATATCCGTATTTAGCTCAAACTGTTTGAATTCCTGTGTATCGTCCAAAACAATTACGCTATTAGCGTTTGAAGCACCGCTGTTTACTTCTTCAAAGTCTTGCTTAATTTGCTTTTTAGCCTTGTTATTCAGCGTACCTTTATTGAGCTTCAAAACTCCGCCTGCTTGAATCCCCTTCTTGAAGAAGGAGCTTAGCATTTTGTTCCCATTATCGAGCATGGAAAGTTCTGATTTGAGTGCATCCAATGGACTGATACCGGTTTTTCCGTTTACAGTTATATATTTGAAGTGCAACATCTCGCTAGAATCAACACGGTACGAATTTCCTGCTTTGTTTGTGTACTCATACCGCAACACACCTGTTTCTAAATCTTCGTAAACGACGACTTGTGACGGTTTAGCAAACTCTAAGCTATTTTCATGAATGATCGCAAAAGCATTCCCTGACAAAAGCATTTGAGCCGTGATAGCAAACATGAAAGAATATGGTGTCATACTTTCGTTTGGGCGCTTGTTCAACATGTCTAACTTTCGAATGTCTGCTTGCTTATTATCGGAAAACTTGAACTTGCTGGCGGCAATATCTCCAGCCAATATCTTTACCGCTGTAAACACATCAGACTGTTCTAGTGCCGTTTCTCCGTCAAAGTTGATAGTCGTGTTCCCATTTACAGTTGAAATGAAGTCGAGCATTGTACTCGAACGACTGGACAAGCTACGCTTTTCTGTTTTGAAGAATAATCCCATTTATTCACCTCCTTTCAGCTATAATTCTGATTCTCGAACCAAAATAAAAACGGTAAGCATTAAACTAATACCCACCGTCAGGAATCCGATAATCTGGTTAAACAAAAAAGCTGCGGCTATGAATGAAACTAGCCCTAAAACATACAAAATAATCACGATTAGTCTTAACTTGTTACCATCCAAAGCCATACTCGCCCCTTTCAATCAATTCATTTATGTCTTCTTCGTCAAAATCATGGTACATTGCCTGCGTGTAAGCATTAATCAACGCATCTAAAGGATCAATCTTGTTTCGATTCATTGCTTTATCAATCATGATTGTGTCGTTATTCTCTTTCGTGATTGCATTCCTAATCGCTCGGTTGAGTAGAGGGTTGTTGGAATGAACTGTTTTGCCCTGAATAATGTCAGTCCTCAATTGTTTCGTTGGTGCGTTCAAAGTTATCAGCCCTTGTCGCACTTCAATCATTTCTTTCTCGTAGAATTTCGATAGATCAGTAATAACATTACCAGCATTATACGGATCGTAAAAGATACCTTTTAGCTCAAAGTTATTACTTTCGATGAAATCAGTAAGCCAATTGACTAAATCGTGATAGTCAATCAATCCGTCTGGACTACTACTAATCGTGCAATAGCCTGCTTGCTCATATTGTCGGTATGGCGTTTTGTCTTCTTTTTCTTTTGCTTCAATTCCGCCGCGATTGGCTACAAAGGAATAGCTATCAACAAAAAACTTACTTTCTTCTCTGATTGGAATGACCCACGAAATAGAAGTTAAGTCATTCACTCGTGACAAATCGACACCGATGTAAATCTCACGACCTGTTAAGTCCGTTTGTTTGATGTAATCAGGAGCAACGGCAGAAGTCCACTCTTCTTCGCTCATATAACTTTCTTGTGAAGATTGAACCCATATGTTGAATTCTTTAGTAAGAACGTTTGATATACTTCCTTTTGCTTTTCCTTCGTCTAAAAGTCGTTTTTTGTTTTCAGTTAGTCGTTCTTTTTGTTCTGATAGTTCCATTAATGGGTTGGACTTTATCCACATGTCAGTGTCCGCTACTTCTTTAGCATTGTCCTGTTCCCAACATAGCGCTAAATACTCATCGCCTACCACTTCTTCTTTTAGCAACTTCGTTACATACTGATACTCTATCGAGTACATTGGATAGTTTAGTTTGCTTGAAGCCGTTGAAATGATAATCGTTAGCGGTTCGATTTGTTGCCCCATTGACGTTTCGATAACATCCATCATTTCCGTTGTTTTAGACAGGGCATACTCATCAAAAATGCCCAATAATGTATCGAGACCGTCCAATGTATCTGCATCAGCGGACAGCGGCTTCATAAATGAATCGTCAGTTGTAACGAGTTCATTCTGAAGAACCCTCGTAAACTTTTGAATTGCTTTGCTTTTGCTTCTTAACGCTTTTAATTGTGACTTAACCATATTAAAAACAATTTTCGCTTGGTCCCGTTTATTGGCTGTGGCATATATCTGTCTTGCTTGAAACGGATTGCGCTCATAGATCAAACAATACAACGCGATTCCAGATACAATTAAAGACTTACCCTGTTTACGCGCAAGCGAGAGGTAAGCCTTTCTGAATCGTCTAGTATTATCTTTTTTTCTACGCCATCCCCACAACATGCCTAAAATGAATTTTTGAAACTTAGCTAGTTTATTCGGCTTACCAGATTTTGGGTCAGGAAGCATTGAAATAAACTTAACAATATTTTTCGCATATTTTGGATCATAATAAAATGGATAATCATCTTGCTTCGATTTCTCAATATCTGATTTATGACGATTAATAGCTTGCTGTATTTTCTCTCCAACTAAAATATCGCCTGCTTCCACTGCATCGATGTATTTTTGAACGTAATCAATCATCACTATCAACTTCGTTCATCATTTCAGCAAAAGGGTCGTCAGGCTCTTTCTCTAACTCTTGAGGATTAACGATCTTTAACCGAGAGTTGATTGTCAGCCCTAAATCATTAGTGGCTGTTTTTAGTTCTTTCGAGAATGAATTGACAGTATCGATCAAAGGATTCTTACGACCATCAATCAAAAAACCTTGTTCGTCTAACTCTTTGCTTGCTTTGTCGTACAAGTATGAATAGTTGCAGTAGCGAATCATTGTTTGTTGGTCTAGTTCTGAAATAGGCAAGTCCTGAATGTAGTGAGAGATTCTATCCCACTCTTTTTGCGCTTCTTTCAAAAGTCCGACCGGATAATTTGAAAAGTCCAGTCTTGGATAGTTGTATAGTTTTTCTTCTTCGGCTTTTTTAGCTTCAATTTCTTCTTTTGTGTAATTCTTTTTGCTTGCGTTAAGCAATTTCTTCGGCCTGCCTTTGCTCATTTCATCACTCCTATCTATTTTACAAATTTTCTAAAGGGAATTTTTTTTCGAGAAGGGAGGGCATCGATTTTTTTCGTTCTAGCGACATAGGGCGGGTTATTTTTTATCAAAACTATTATTTAGTATAAAATTTATATACATTTTAGGCAAAACGCCTTAGAACGCAAATTAGAACCTTTTAAGGCTATATGCCTTTTTATGCTCTTTGTTGTGGCACGACTGGCAAATACTTTCTAACGTATCGTAGTCTAACCTTTTATCCCAATCTTCTTTTACTTCCGTTTTGTGATGGACTATCGTAGCACTGGTTATTTTCCCATTTCTCAAACACTCCTCACACAGTGGTTGGTCTGCCAGCTTGCTACGTCTTAGCTTCTTCCATTGGCTTGAAGCATAGAAGCGAGCATACCTTATGTTGTCTTTGTTATATCTCACTTCTCTGTTGTATGTCTTATCCGCATTACCTTTGTGCTTCTCGCAATATCTTTCGGGCAAGTCTACATACTCACGACACCAAGCGACCGAGCATTTCCTTTTAGGCATTCTATATTTCTCTTTTGTGTCCGATTGTTTTCTTATCGAGGTACTTATCATTCAATGCTGAGTAGTATTCTATGTTGATGTCGTTAGCTCCACGATCGTTACTACTAAAGCCATCAGTCTTCCAATGATACGAGACATCTACTAATCCTTTAGGTAATTCATCCAACCTCTCACCTTTGTACCAAACTTCTGGTACTGAGTCAGTATCTTTTAGTTTGATCTCTAGAAGGTTCGCATTACTTCTATCATCTAACGCCGATTCATCAATCCTCTTTTTGATCTGTTGCATTACTTTTCTTCTTGTCTCTCCTGTCATTCGTGCTACTATCTCATAACCAGTAAACTCGCAAGTAAAGCGTTCAATAGCATAAGCGTTTTGAAGTGGCTTAGCACTAAGAACAGCTGGATTATTGCTATAAAAATGATCTACTAATAACTTCCCTATAGGAATGCCATCTAAAACTCTACCAGTAAACACTAAAGCATCGGGATAATCTTCTTGGATTTTATAAGCTAGATTTGGCGTAGTTACAATGTTATACCCTTCTCTGATATAATCTTTTAATTTCATATTTTTCCTCCTAAAAACATCTAATAATTACTTGCTAACAACTTGATGCAATCATAGTTATCATTCATTTGATGTACCTCTCTATGTTGTATTGGATATACTCGTCTTTCCAATAGCCATGACCGCAATATATCAGCTTGCATTTATCCACTTCGTTTGGCGTAGCTTCTCTTAGCATTTCGACAATAGAGTACTTCCCTTTGATTTGTACAGAACGCACAACACGCACTGAACAATCATCAATGGTTCGAGGATATTCATTAGTTAACGATATATACCAGTAGTTTCTCATTACGTATCACTCTTTCTGTTGGTTACTGGCAGAAAAGGTTCGCATCATAAATTCCATAGCCTGTCCTTCATTAAATCCTTGCAGAATAAGCTGATCGTAGAAATACTTAGCTTGTTTTGCGATTAACGCTAAGCTTTTTTGAGTTTCGTAGAATGTCGCCTCCATTGTTTTGTTTGCTTCATTCGTTTTAAACAACTCTCTTAATTGGTTTTCGTTCATCTGTTTACTCCCCTTCCAAAATAAAAAGACCACTCAAAGAGTGATCTCATATGTACTAGCAACCTACACGATGCACAAAACGCGTACGAAATTGCGCACCCCTATATTTTTAAACCGCCAATGCCTCGGTTGCCAAAGCCACTGGCAAGGAATCGAACCTTGCATGGTTGCCGAAGCATTGACCTAGCACGCATGCTTAGCGTTACCCTTTCCGCCACAGTGACACTATAAAATTATTCTTGGCTGCTACTATTTTTTATTTTGCCCAATTATAAATCCAATCATATAGACATTAAAACAGAGCGTAAAAATTGAAATTATTAATAGAATCATTTCTCTTCACTCACCTTTTTTAATTATTTAGTTAAGTTATATTTTTTAATAATTTGCTACTGATTTTCCACGATATGTGTTTCCACCGCTGTCTTGAGGAGTAATTTCTTCTGCTTCTCTATTTGAAACTTGGATTTTAAAATCAGCAATTTCATCTAAAGTTTCTTGTAACTGTTCGACTTGGTCACTAGCCTTGTTGAGCAGTTCTTTTAGTTCAGTCAAATCTAATTTGAAAGTTGCTTTGATTTCTTTATCCATCAGTTTTCCCTCCAATACATAAATTAATAGACAGCAACGGATGATAGATAATAAGAACAATTTAGAAGGAGTTAAAATTCACATCCTTATTCTTAATATTTCCGCTGCTGTCTATCGAAGCTTAATTGTGAAACAATAATAAAACGATGTTCCTTTTATTATTATTTTGTCTCAGACCTATCACTAATCTTTCGACACTACCATAATATCACTGGTAAATAGCTAAAAACCGCCATCATTCCGCCAAAAAACCGCCAAATTATTTATAAGCAATTATTCTTCCGTGTTTATATGCTTCTGCAAACTCTATTAGAGCTTCCGACTTCATCCGTTGTAT